CGTAAACAGAACGCTCACGGGTCCAGAGGATGGTGATACGGAACATGTTAAATCAACTCTCTCATGAAGTTTTCGAGAAAGTTTGTCTCACCAATGGCATCTGCAATCAGCGTAAGCTGATTTTGGACTTGTTCATCGGTGGCGAGCGGGTCATGGCTAATCGTAAGATTAACCACAACTGCTGCATTTCCGTCCGTTGGATCAGCTGTCAAGTCAAAGGTCTCGGCTCTTTGGAGCAGATGCCTTCTCAGGCCTGCAGCTGAAGTTGTATGTTTTACAATGAGTTTTGAATTAGCTGCAATTTCTGCAGCCGGTTCAATGTACTCTCCAACAATTGCGTTGGGCTCAGTAATTTGAGCCCGGAAGTTGAACGTGCGGCTAGCCGCAAGTTCGTCGACAAGTACGAGAGGATCTGTAAATAGTCCCATGGATTATTTCCTTATATATAAACACCGTATCGTGGTGGTATAAACGCCCCAGAAATTGGGGAAAGTCTGGCTATTATAATTGCTAGAAGAAACACCGCGTTAATGCCAAAAGATTCCAACCCTGCTTTGTAGTAGGCTTGTGAAATCTAGGCAAAACAGTCCACTTACGTGGTTCTGTCACGGCACGAGTATAAAAGGTAGAACGGGCACCGGTAACAAGATTGTTACCGTTGGCTTTAGGGTATACAGCAGAACTCCCTATGCCTAGTAACGGCCCGACCAAGTGTGAATTACGCAGATGCGTCCCACTTGACCTCTCAGACAACAATGATTCGCAATACTGATGATTAGTCAGTAGAACATTTTTGTCTCTCGAATTAATCGCCAACGCATCGCCGACCTTAAGAAAATAGTCGACGATGAAAGAACCTGGTAAAGCATTCCAGATTCCCTCCACCGTTGGAGCCAAGCCCCAGTACTTAACAAAAGCGTCAAGTGTAGACCTCATATTATATTCATATGAGTATTCCATACTTGCGGTAAAAGTAAGTTGTTCACTTTGACCGATGTAACGCTCAGGATAGCGAGCTTGGTAATAGGTACTCCACGTTGTGTTTTCCGAAACCGGAAACAGTTCTGTGTAGTGCCGTGTGTTTCGATCGCGCCCGGCATCAGCGAAATTTTGCTGATTTTCGGACAACAGTTGCTCCATCTGTACTGATATATTAATTATATCAGCTATAAGCGGTTTGAGTGCGAACTCATTCGCCAGATGTGCCTCTGCCAAGGGTTTTGTTAAATCGAGATGTTTGCGCTTATTGCGCATAATCCGATAAAACATGTTTCTCAGCTTCCTGATTGGTTTGTTCATCAGAAAGCGTGCAAGACTTTTAAAGTCCTTCAACTCGATAATAAAATTAAACATCGAAGTTGTCCCCTCAAAACGAGGTTGCATTGTACCCCAAGCGGTCGAACGAGCAGAAGATAAATCAACAACGTGATGCGATGTCAAGTCTAAGACCTGATTGTCACTATCACGCGTGTTAACCGCGAACCTTCTAAAAGGATGGCGACTAACGTTAGCCCTGTAATCTTTGTACGCCCAAGTGACCGGATAAGAACACCCGGTGCTTTTGACGTGATTACAGTTGTTGAAATAAGGCGGTTTCCGGGTCGAGGACGAAAATTTCTCGTATCCATTGATTCCGGGTAAGTCAAGATCAGGGTAAGCTGTATAAGCCTCGCCCATCTTCTCAAACCTTAACGCCGTTAGAGCACTTAGCGTACATAGTTCGGGGTCATAGGATGATAAATTCCCTATGCCCTGTCCCCATGAGCTATAAAGATGTTGTGGACCAAGGTCCACTCCATAGTCGAACTCTAACTCTCTGCTTTTCTGCATGATTAATTCTCCTAACCAGATAAATAATAGAGCGCACGCCCAC